TCATGCCGCAGGTGATGGATACGGCCTATCAACCCCTGAGTGGTGGTCAATCGCTGTTCGCTAACGGCACCGCCAACACGGACAACCGGAACATCTTCCTGACTCCCTCGATGATTGAAGGTGCCCGTTTGGCTACCCTGGCGCAAGTCACGGGCAGCGTAGTGAACCCCTTCAGCACTAACACCATTACCCAGAAGGAGATGCACGATGCGCTTGGGGCCATCCCCGGTGGCAACCTGTACATCATGCGTAACGTGAACGATATGATTGGCTCGCACTTCCCGAAGTACAAACCACGCCCCACTGAGTAAGCATGGTGGCTAAGAAGGAAGCAAGACCCCGGAGCGTTCGCGTTCTGGGGAAAACCCACAGCATCAACTACAAACCATCCGAAGAGATGGAGAACAGCTACGGCCTGTGCTTCAACGGCAGGCAACGTATCAACATCATGGAGGGCCTTCCTGGTGGCGAGGAGGCTGATACGGTCCTCCACGAAATCCTCCACGCAGTTCTCTTCCAGATGGCAGTCCTCCTGCCTCCAGATGTTGAGGAGCAGTTCGTCAGGCCCGCAGCATCGGGGCTCTACGCAGTCCTCCAAGACAACCCTCAGTTCGCCAAGTGGCTCATCCAGCCTAGAACCTGACACCCCTCCTGGCCCCCGTTCGTGGGGCCTACCTATTCCAATAGAGGTTATATGCTCTCACGAGTCACCTACACCATGAGTGGCGTGGTGCAGCCGTACACCGTTCCGTTCCCCTACATCGACCAGTCCCATGTTGAGGTGCGCATTGCGGGCGTCCTGATTCCCACAGACCAATACTACTGGTCCAACGCATCGGCCATCACCATCCTCGGCACCGCAGCGGCCAGCATGGAGATTCGCCGTAATACCCCCAACGAGCTCCCTGATGTGGTCTACGGAGATGGCTCTACGCTCACCGCTTCTGACTTGAACCTCGAAGCTCTGCAGCAGCTCTACATCAACCAAGAGTTGTCTGATGATGTCGCAAGCATCACCTCGGACATCAATGACAGCATCGCTGCGGTAAGCGATGTGTCGGTTCAGTTCCCCTCAACGGGCACCAATCCGGTTCTCCCCTCGGCCATCGCTCGGGCATCTCGTGCTCTCGTGTTCGGTGCCTCAGGTGCCGTAGGTGTCAGCGCAGAGGCCTACAAGGAACCGAGCGCTGCACTGCTGCAGGCCACACAGGCTGCTGAGCAGATGCTGGCTGCCATCACGATTCCCACGTTCCTCAGCTATGCCCCCACGGTTCTCCGCTCGGGCATCGACTACACCGCAGGTAGCTCCACCACGGTGACTCTCCCCACCACGGCATCCCCGAAGACCATCTCGGGTGTGTTCTTCGATGGAGGCTATCAGGCCGCCTCGCAGTGGTCCTTGGGTGGCGATGATGTCACCCTGACGTTCTCCTCGGCTATTCCTTCGGGCATCTCTGAGATTAACGTGGCGTACTTCTCCCCGTCCAAGCTCGGGGTGTTCTATCAGGGTGGCGCCGGTGCTACGCCGCGTCCCTTCCAGAGCAAGCTGCGGGATAGGGTCAGCGTGTTTGACTTCATGACCGAGACCCAGATTGCAGCGGCACGGGCTGGGGGTGTGGACGCAACGGCTGCTGTCCAGGCTGCTGTGAACTGTATCCAAGCGCTGCCCTACGGTGGCGAGCTGTATGCACCCCCGGGCACCTACATCATCAACTCGCCAATCCTGATTCAGAAGAACATCGCGCAAGCGTTCCGCTTCTCAGGTGCAGGCACGGCCACGGTGTTCAAGGCGGGTGCGTCCCTCCCGGCTGGTGCTGTCTTCAACGTGGGCGCCGGAAGCTCCCCTGCTGCTGGGATGGATACCATCATCCGCTCGCTGCGTGTTGAGCCCTACGTGGGCACCAACCACACCGCGTTCGTCTGCTTGAACATGAACGGAATCATCTTCGATGATGTTCACTTCGGGGCACTGCAGAATGGCGTAACGCTCAACTCCTGCTACGCCACGCGGTTCACCGGGTGCCAGTGGGTCCTCACGAGCCTCTACGCGATTTACTCGAACACATCTGCACACAACATCATCCTGGACAGGTGCAGCGCGTTCGGGATTGGCAGCAACGTCCTCCGCATCGATGGCGCCACGAACAACATCGCATTGGTGAACTGCGACTTCGAGAGCTGCGCGAACGTCTACGCCGTGGCTGCGGGCTCATCGAGCATCAAGGTCTCGGGCTGCTACATCGAGTACAGCTCGCAACTGGAGTTCTTCCACGTAGGCATCTGCTATGGGGTGGACATCAACAACAACTGGATTGGGATCAACACCCAGAACAACACGATGATGTCCGGTGGTGGTTCGCAGATGCTGCAGAACATCCACGGCGGTAGCTGGGTGAACAACACCACCTACGCTTCCACCTACCAGTTCGATGGGACCTCGTGCCGAGACATCGATGATGGTGGCAATGTGCTGGTCAGTGGCTCAGGCCAACTGGGTCCGTCACCCTTCGCCCCCGTTACGTTCCTCAATGCGTGGACTCAAGGTTCCCGTGCGGTTGGCTTCCGTAAGCAGCAGGATGGAACTGTAGAACTCCGTGGGGTCCTCAACGGCTCCGGTGCGGGCACTATCGCCTTCAACCTTCCGAGCGGCTACCGGCCTGCACAGCCGCTCCGAGTCCCGATGCTGCATGAGTCTGGGAACACCTTTGGTGCTCTCCTCATCGACTCCAACGGCAACGTGGTCCCGGTGACCGCAACTGGTGGCAGCGCAACCATTGACGGTATCCGCTTCATCGCTACACCGCAGTAATCCTTCGCGCCCCTCAGGTTCTCTGTAGGGGCCACCCTCTTCTCTAAAGGTTGACTCTATGACAACTCTTGTACCTCCGCAGCTCCTCAACCCAAGTGGCTCTACCGCTGGGCAGGTGCTTCGCTCTACGGGGCCGAGCAGCATTCCCGGATGGGCAGCACTGGCCTCCGGTGACCTCCCGACCGTCCCTGTAACCAAGGGCGGCACTGGGCAGACGGTAGCCGGTGGCGCCGCTCTCGATGCTATCACTGGGTTCTCTTTCACGGGCTACATGAAGCGCACCGGGGCAGGTTCTTACACCTCAGTGGCTACCATTCCGATTGCTGAAGGCGGCACGGGACAGACCACGGCAGCCGCAGCATTGACGGCTCTCGGTGGGTTCCCTCTGGTGGGTACGGTTGCTGGCGGGAATGCAGCGGCTGGGCAGGTTGGGGAGTACCTCACGGCCTCCAATACGGCCACCTCGCTGACTACGGCAGTGGCTGCGAATGCAACCAGCCTCTCCCTGACGGCAGGGGACTGGGAGATTGAAAGCGTTATTACTTATGTACCCACAGGTTCTACCAACATCACCCAGTTATTCGCTGGGGCATCGTCAACGTCAGCAGCCTTTGGCGGCTTTGGCTCGTACTCGAAGACTACCTACGCTGCGGCTGGAGTAGTAACAGGCAATACCGGGATTACTTTGGTATCGCCTGTGGTTCGGATTTCTCTGTCTGCTCCGACTACGGTATATGCAATTGCAAGCGCCAACTTCACGGCCTCCACTATGACTTGTGATGGCTTCCTTCGGGCTCGCCGTATTCGCTGATTGGATTAAAAGGAACAAGCGGGGGCAATCCCAATAATGCCCTCGCCCTATCCTGCACGTCAGAAGAACAATAAAGACCTAATGCGTCTGGATTAACTAGGTCATAAAGAAACGCCTTCATGGTCACCAGTTCCGCATTATCTCGATTAAAAGCAAAACCCCCGTTCCCCATTATCTTTCTCCAAAGTTTATTAACAGGTGGCTTACATCATACACGATGTGAATTGCATGTGGAACATCCGTTACAAATAACCCCTAACCGCGCGCACCCCTCATGCAACTCCCAGAACACACCAAGACCCTCATCACGCTGGCCGGTATCGGCGCTGCAATCACCATCGGCAAGCTCCTCTCCGAAGGTGAACCCATGAACCTCAAGCGGGTCACCGGCCGAGTCATCGTTGGCTCCGGCCTGAGCATGGTGGCATCCGCTGCTGTCGCTCTGTTCCCCAATCTCCCCACTGAAGCCGTCTGCGGTGTCTCCGCTGCGCTGGCTATCTTCGGTACCCACTTCCTCGAAGACCTCGTGAAGGTCAAGCTCGGGATTAACTCGGAGGCCAAGTAATGAGCCAAGCATCGAAGGACACACTGAACGACCTCCACGGCCTCATCGCGGAGACCCTTGCGGGTGCCATCAAGGCCTTCAAGGGGAAGACTGACCCGGAGGACCTGAAGGGCCTTGCAGCCCTCGCTAACGTCGCCAAGGGCTTCCTGAAGGACAACGGCATCGAAGCCATCCCGGAAGCCAACAAGCCCCTCCAGAACCTCGCTGCAGTGCTCCCGTTCCCTGGCCACGTTGGCGGTGAAGGCGAGGACGATGAGCCGCAAGTAGCAGCAGGCTAAGACCGCTTTACAGCCCCTCTGCGGGCTTCCCATCCCTTACCCATACGCATCCCCTAGTGGAACCCTACGAGGGGCGTATGCGGCCTCTACGCGAGCCCTATGGCATCTCCTGTTAAAGACCCAATCGCTGCTGACCTCCGCAACATG